CTTTAACAACTACACCCTACGGCAACGCTCCCGTATGCTTTACATGGCCGCCCCCGTCGCCACCTCAGCGATCAAAACCAACCGCACAAATGTGGTGGGTGTCGGCCTGCGGCTGAAAAGCCGGATCGACAGGGAGGTGCTGGGACTCACGCCGGAGCAGGCCGAAGAATGGCAGAAAACCACCGAGCGGGAGTTTAACCTTTGGGCGAAAGACAAACGGGCCTGCGACGCTACCGGCATGAACAACTTCCACGGGCTCCAGCAGCTCGCCCTTGTGTCGTGGCTCCTATCCGGCGACTGTATCGGACTGATTAAACAGTACCCTGTCACCCGGCTGCTCCCCTACTCACTGCGCGTCCACCTGATTGAGTCAGACAGGATCGCAACACCGGGAGGCTACGGATCCGGGGGATCTGTCACTTATACGACCGGAAGAAACCCGGACAACGGGAACACGATCTACGACGGTGTAGAGGTTGACAGCAACGGCATGGTAGTAGCCTATCATATCCGCAGCAACTACCCGTTTGAACTCGGAGCGCCGACGACAACATGGGCGCGGGTGCTGGCTTATCAGGAGCACACCGGACTCCCCAACGTGCTGCACATCATTGACACCGAGCGCCCGGATCAGTACCGTGGCGTCAGCTATCTGGCACAGGTGATCGAGCCGCTGCTCCAGATCCGCAGATACACGGAGTCCGAGCTTATGGCTGCGGTGGTGGAGTCCTTTTATACCGCGTTCATCAAGACAGAGGCTCCGACCGACGAGAACCCGTTCAACCAGACGGATCCGGACGTGCCGGGAGAACCGAAAGGCCCCAACGACTACAGCATGGGGCCGGGCCAAGTCAATGTCATGGCTCCGGGGGAAAGCGTGGAGTTTGCAAACCCGACGCACCCGAACGGCAGCTTTGACAAATTCGTGGCAGCAATCAGCGCACAGGTAGGCGCAGCTCTGGAAGTCCCCGCGGATCTTCTGCTGAAACAGTTTAATAGCTCCTATTCTGCCAGCCGCGCCGCCCTTCTGGAAGCGTGGAAGGCGTTCAAAATGCGCCGGGAATGGCTGGCAGACGACTTTTGCCGACCGTGCTATGAAGTGTGGATGAGCGAAGCCGTGGCCCGTGGGCGTATCTATGCACCGGGATTTTTCGACAACCCAACGATCCGCGCTGCATATCTCGGCAGCGAGTGGCTGGGCCCGTCTCAGGGACAGCTCGATCCGGTGAAGGAAATCACCGCAGAGATCCTCGCGTGCAGCGAGGGCTTTTCCACCCATGAGCAGAGCACGATCCGACTCAATGGCGGTCAATGGGACGCCAATGTCGAACAGCTCCAGAGGGAAAACGAAAAGCTCGGAGGCAACGCGCCGGATCCGCACCAAAGTGGAAGCGGCTCAGGAGGCCCACAGCAGCCGCAAGAAGGCGAAGAACCGGCAGAGGGAGATAATAACCCACACAACCCCGAAAACGCTCGCAGACGGGGCGCTGAGGCTCTGCGTGGCCTTATTATAAGCGAGCAGATCAAACAATCCATACAAGGAGGGACAGCCAATGAAAGCACCACATAGCCTGCACATGGGCCCAGCACCGGCAGCGGCTCCCACAGCCACAGCTACAAAATTCTGGAATGTGGCAAGCGTCAGCGAGGACGAGGGCGAGATCACCCTTTACGGCGACGTTATGAGCCAGCAGCCGATCGACTGGTGGACGGGCGAGCCGGAGCCCGGCCTTTACATCACACCAGAGGGCTTCATGGAGGATCTGGCAGCCGTAAAGGATAAAGCCCACATCACCGTAAAGCTCAACAGCTGCGGGGGCGACCTTTACACCGGGATCGCAATCCACAACGCACTGAAAGCACTCAGCGGCGACGTGAATGTCGTCGTGGAAGGGATCGCTGCCAGTGCTGCCAGTGTGATTATGTGCGCCGGTGACACCGTGACCGTGTACCCCGGATCCCTGATTATGATCCACGGCGTCAGTGTCATGCTTTGGGACAGCCTGAACATTCAGGACATGAAGCAGCTCATTAAGGGCATGGACGCCAGCGAGAGGGCCGTCGCTGAAATCTACGACGGAAAGACCGGGCTCGGCGTCGATACTTTGCGCAACATGATGACAAAAGAAACGTGGATGACCGGGCGGGAAGCTCTCGACAAGGGCTTCGCGGACGCCTTAAAGGAGGACGAGGAAGAACCGGACATGAGCATGAGCTCAGATCGGAAAGTCCTCTACGTCAACGGTGTAAGCCACAACATTGAGGGCTTGCACAATGTACCGGGAACTATCCCGATCCAGAGAAGTGCCAAACCGGCGAAACGTCCGGCGGCAAATAAGAGGCCGACCAACAAGGCGGCAACAAAAACAGAAGGAGGTAAAAACCACATGACACTCGAAGAATTAAGGGCACAGGAGCCGGAGCTGGTGAGCCAGATCGAGCAGGAAGCCCGAAACGCAGCCCAGACTCAGACCACTGACGCCGTATCCGCAGAGCGCCAGCGTCTCGCAGACATTGACTCAATCGCTGCCTCTATCCCGGATCAGCAGCTTGTCCATGACGCCAAGTACGGGGACAAACCTTGCACTGCTCAGGAGCTTTGTTTCCGTGTTATGCAGCAGAGTGCGGCGTCCGGCCAGCAGTTTCTCGCAAACTACACGGCAGACGGCGCAGCGTCCGGCACCGCCAAAGTAGGCGCGGCTCCGAACGGTGGCACTCCTGCCACCAAGGAAGAACAGGACGCGGCAGACATTCAGGCGGTAGTAAACGCCTATAACGCAAGCAAAGGAGGTACACAGAAATGAGTAAGAGACTCGACGAAACTCTCGGCACCGTCGGCTATAATAACCTGATTAACGGTTTATATCCTCCGGCTGAGCCGTTTTCCGTTGTGATCCGCAAGGGATCCGCTGAGACAACCTACAAGCGCGGCACCGTGCTGGCCCTGTCCGAAGGAACTGCCGGAGACGGCAAGTATGTAATTCTCGGCACGGAGGCAGTCTCCAACGAGACACTGACGGCTAACTGCGTGCTGGCCGAGGACGTCACCGTGGGAACCGCTAACGACGAAACAGCGGTAGCGTACCGCACCGGCCACTTTAACAGCAACGCCCTTATTATGGACGCTGAGCACACTTTCAGCGCAGCAGACAAGGAAGCACTGCGCGGCGTGGGGATCCTAATCTCTGACGCGGTAGAAATTTAAGAAGGAGGGCAGACAAATGGCTTTTAATTTTTATGATACTCACACACTGCTGGCTTCCGTCCAGCAGCTCCCGCCTCTGCACACGTTCCTTCTGGATCGGTATTTCCCGACCAATGCGGCGACCGATATTTTCGCCACCAACGACGTGCTGGTGGAGTATAAGAAGGGACACAAGAAGGCGGCTCCGTTCGTAGCTCCCAGAAAAGGTGGGATCACGATCCTGCGCGACGGCTACACCATGAGACGCTTTACTCCATCCTATATCGCACCGAAGCGCCCGCTCACTATTGACGACCTGAGAAAGCGCGGCTTCGGGGAGGCGCTCTACCCTACCCTTACCCCTCAGCAGAGACAGGGCGTTATTATGCTGGCCGATCTGGACGAACTGCGCGGCATGAACGCGCGACGCAAGGAAGCCATGGCGGCGCAGGTAATCTTTACAAACGCCTGCACCATGGACGAGTATGTGGACGACTTCGAGCACTTCGAGGAACGCGAGGTACGCTACTTCGACGGAGACAGCAACCCGGCGATCTATACCCCTACCGCTGACTGGACAACGACCGAGGCGTCCGGAAAGCAGATGATCAGCGACATGGCGTCCATG